TTTCGGCTCTTTTTTGTAAGTGTTTTTTGTAATGGCAAATAAATTCTTTTCAGCACTATCCAACAAATCAAATACATCAGCACTTTCTTCGTATGAACTGTTTATTGATAATGTTGAAATTCTTATTAATTCCCTTTGAATGAATTTTTGCTGAACAATTCTTGAATGATATTCTATGTTTGCCGATGAATTTATTTTACCAGTTAATCCTGTAAGGTAATAAGCGCCTCCAATAATATCAAGTTCACCAGTCCTTTTTAATTCCATCATTACTGAAATTGAATCTACCGGATTTGATAATTTAAAAAGGTTCAATATAGCAGTGTAAATCCTTACATGGGCATCTTTGTAGAAAGATGCAGGCTCAAGTATATTAACAACCTCATTAATGCAGTTTTCAATCATTAAAGCCCCCAATATAACCTCTTCAAGTTCTGGCGCAGAAGGGGGTAATTTCCCATCTACATACTGAATATTTTTATTTTTAATTTCTTTTGCCATAATTGGATGATGCTTTTATGTTTTGTTCAGGTTGATTAAATTGTTTTTTAGGTTTCAACTTTTCACCAATTCCTTTTACAGCATTTGAAAGGTGATTACGGTCCCTAAATTCATAATTAGGATATTCAGAATCAAATTTATCTAAAATCTGTTTTTCTGTAAATCCATAAAGAGAGCAACCTGACCTCATGTGAGAATATAAAATTGACCGGTATTCATTTTGTAAGACTTCAGATCCTTTCTTTAAAAACTTTTCTCCCTGTATTATTAG